TTAATTGTTTCTTTGGTTTCACCTCAATGATATACTTTTTTATCTTACCTGTAGTTTCTCTGAGTTTTACATAGAAGTCTGGAAAATATCTATGTACTTTCCCATCAATAGGTGATAGATATGGTATTGCAATTTCTTCACTTCCCCACTCAAGTATATTTTCATTCAGATCACAATACACCATGAATTTTCTCTCCCATAAGGAACGATAAATCACTTTTGTATAATCACCTTTGTATTTTCGAGGGTATGTAGGTTGATACCTTCCCTTATATGACATAAATAGAAATATAGTAAAATCATATAGGTATTTAGTGTGAGTTTCGTATCAAAAATAACGATGGATGATGCCAAAGTAAAATTTGGTAGTCTTTCACTTAATAATCAATATCAAGTGCATTTTGCTGGTTTGAACGGTGAGGTAATACAATTTCTGAGAGTTGATAAAAGAATTGATAATGTTCAGGATTTTATAAGTCGAGAAACTGGTATACTTTGTAGTGATGCATCATTACCTGCGAGTGCCTATGCCACAGCAGAGGTAAAGGATAATTTTATGGGTGTCCCACAGGAGTTTGTGCACTCAAGATTATACACTGATATTGACTTTACCTTTTATGTCGATAAAGATTATACAGTTTTAAATATATTTGAAGGATGGATGGACTATATCTCTAGTGGTGCCTCTGGTGAGGTTAGAGATTTTCAAAAACCATTCTATCGTAGAATGAGATATCCTGATACTTATAAGTGTGATACGATGTTTATCACGAAATTTGAAAAAAATCAAAAGAGACTTTTAAGATACCAATTTATCAATGCATTTCCAAAAGCAATCACTCCAATGCCTGTTACTTATGGACAGGCTGATTTACTTAGAGTCACTGTAAGTTTCAACTATGACAGGTATATTGTTGCAAACAAAGTAAATCCATGATATACTGCTAAATAAACATACTGAATAAGATAATTATGCCATTACCCAAGATTAATACTCCAACGTATGAATTGACATTACCATCTAACAATAAGAAAATTAAATATCGTCCCTTCCTTGTTCGTGAAGAAAAGATATTAATTCTAGCACTTGAATCTCAAGACATGAAGCAGATTTCGAGTTCAATTATTAAAATAATGAGTGAGTGTATTGAAACTAAGAATGTTGATATAACTAAACTTCCTAGTTTTGATATTGAATACTTGTTCTTGAACATACGAGCAAAATCAGTTGGTGAAACGGTTGAAGTTGTAATTACTTGCCCTGATGATGGAGAGACAACTGTTGATACTGAAATCAGTATTGATTCAATCAAAGTCAAGAAAACTAAAGGACATAAAAATATTATCAAACTTGATGATAAGTATTCTATGAAACTTAAGTATCCATCAATGCAACAATTTATTGATGCAAACTTTGATGCAGGTGAAGAGGGTAGTCAAGTAAGCCAATCTCTTAGTATGCTATCCAATTGTATTGATATGATATATGATGAGGAAGAGAGTTGGGATGCAAGTGATAGTTCACCAGAAGAACTAAATGAATTTGTGGAACAACTAAACACAAAGCAGTTTAAAGATGTTGAGAATTTCTTTAATACTATGCCTAAGTTGGAGCATAAGGTTAAAGTAAAGAATCCAAAAACAGAGGTTGAAAGTGAAGTTGTATTGGAGGGTCTAGCAAGTTTTTTCAGTTAGGTATGGCTCATACGAATCTTGAGTCATACTATAAGGTAAACTTTGCCTTGATGCAACACCATAAATATTCTATAACAGAGATTGAAAACATGATGCCTTGGGAACGAGATGTGTACGTTACCCTGTTGAAACAATATATTGAAGAGGAAAACATTAAAGCACAACAAAGTGGCTAAACTACCTAAACTAGAGCAAGAATATACAGGAGTTAATCCAGATACGGGTGAATATATGTCACCTGCTGAGAGGAAGATAGCATTTGCAAAAAGAACTGGTAAAGATGTAAGAAAGATGCCGAAGATGTCATCTACAACTGTGGGTGGTGCTTTTGGTGGAATGAAAGGTGGTGCAATAGTAAAACAAGATAGGTTATTTAAAGTAGAGCAGGAAATAGGAGAGGCAAACAAATCATTAGTAGAAATAAGATCAATACTCGAAAAAGATTTTGAAAGAAAAATAGAACAAGATAAAGATGAGATTTCTGACTTACAAGCATCAAGTAATAAAGCAAAGTTAAAAAAAGAGGAAAAAAGTTTAGAAAGTAAGAACTTAGGTGATAAGATTAAGGGAAGTGCTGAAAAAGCATTGTCACCCGTTAAGAGCATGAAAGATAAGTTGATAGAACTTTTAGTGGCAATGTCAGCAGGTTTCTTAGGAAATGCTGCGTTTGAATTTTTAAAAGCTCCCGGTGTGAGAGATGCTTGGAAGAGTATTAGTAAGTTTTTAATCAAACAATTTAAATGGGTAAGTGCCACTATTGCTGCATTTTTTGGATTTACTAAACCTTTACGCAAATTAATTGTTGGATTTTACAAAGGATATTTTAAGGTACTTAAGTTTATCTGGAAAAATATCTTTAAATTTGTTAAATCTCTATTTGGATTACCAAAGAGAATAGGTAAAGTATTCAAAGGTATTGGTGCTAAGATAAAAAATATTGCTTCAAAGGTAGCAGATATAGGTAAAACAATAGGAAGTATAATAGAGAAGGTAAAGAACTTTCTTAAAGGTGGTGTTGGTAAAGTATTAGGTTTTGGTAAGAACTTATTTAAAAAAGGTAAAAATTTAGTTAAAACAACATCTTCAATTGTTAAAAGTAGTGCTAAAAACATTGTAAAAAGTAGTGGAAAAAATGTTGCAAAAACTACCGTGAAGGCGACTGGTAAAGGTGCTGGTAAATCTATATTAAAGAAAATACCCTTCGTTGGTCTTGGACTTGGTGCAGCATTTGCAGTCGATAGATTAAGAGGTGGTGATTGGGCAGGTGCTTTAATGGAACTTGGATCTGGTGCAGCATCAATGATTCCGGGTGTTGGTACTGCCATATCTACAGGATTAGATTTGGCATTGATTGCAAAAGATATTGGTGATGCAAAGAAAAATAAAGAAGGTGAAGTAACTCCTGCTAAAACTGGTAGAGGTGTAACTAAGGGTCAAAGATTGATCGTTGGTGAAAAAGGCCCAGAGATACTAGAAGCACCATTTACAGGAACTGTTAAGCATAACACTGAAACCATGAATACACTTAAAAGTGAAGATGGGGATGGAGTTGTGGTGGTCACAGAAAATTTACCACCAATGATGTCAAAACCACCAGAAGTGGGAGAAGAGGCAGGTGAGATAGCAAATCCCTCTCAATTCATAGCATCTATGAATAAGATGAATGATTACATGAAAACAACACCTGAAGTTCTAGGTATGACATTATGAGTGCAATAGTAAAAAGTTCTGGTAAAGAAACCGGTAGGTTAAAGTTAAATGTAACTAATATTAAGAGCACTTTATTAAAGGGTTCAAAAACTACTGCGAATTTAGCAAATATCAAAGAAAAATCTATATTTAAGAAAAAAGAAGCAGAAAAGATAAGGGCAGAGGAATCAGCACTAGAATTAAAAAAACCACCAAAGAAAAAAATAACAAAAGAATCATCACCATTAAAAGGTGGCAGCATGTTAGACAAACTAATTGAGGCAGGTGTATTCCTTCTTATTGGATTCTATGCAAATGTTTATGGTGAGATTGCAAAATTTGTTGTTAAATATTGGGATCCGATAAAAAAATTCGTTGTAGGATTATATGATGGTGTTAAGGGTTTATTTGATTTTATAGGTGGTGGAGGTGAAGTAGATCAGGGTAAATTTGAGGGAGATAAAGCAGCAGTTCAATCAGATCTTGATGCAACTCAGTCTGATACTGAAATGATGACTGCTGAAGCAGATGAAAATACTACAGAAATAGAAGCAATTAAGAATGAATCTGAACAATTAGATGCTGCTGAACTTGATAATTTAACAATTGATAGTGGAGATGAAGAAGGGGGTGAAAAAACTGAAAAATTACCAGAGGCTGATGATTCGCAAATAGAGGGTAAAGTAGATGATGCATCACAATTAGGCCCTGTTAAGGAGGGTGGTGAGACAACTGAAGAAACCACTGATGAAACAAAGGATGCAGTTGTTGAATCAATGAAGGAAGATCCCGAAGTTCAAAAATTAGCAGAGGGTGGTAAGTCAGAGCAAGGTGCAGCAAATGCGACTACAAATATTAAAGATAGTATCCCAACACTCCTCAGTCCGGGTGAATATGTGTTAAAGGCAAAGATCGCAAAGGCAATTGGATATGATGTATTAGATGGGGTGAATGGTATCGGGCCAAGTTCGGGTACACAGGAAAAATTCAAAGAGATTTCCATGTTAAATAAAGGTAAGAAGAAGAGTAAAACCGTTATCGTGAAACAAACACAAGTCGTTCAAACACCTATTCCAGTATAATGGCAGCACCAGCATCAGGCCCATCAAAATATAATACAATCGAGATTACTAAAGAAGGTAAGGAACCAGTTGAATTAAATGCTGGTTGTATATCAGTGGATTACTATGAAAGTTTATATTCACCTGTTGTAACTGCTTCTATTTTGTACATAGATGCTGGTGGTAATGTCGAAAATGATAAGGGAAAATTAACAACAGTCAAAGAGGCATTGCCTATTGAAGGTTTAGAAGAAGTAAAAGTAAAAATAACCACTAAAACTGGTGAGTTAGATTTTACAAAAGAGGATAATGTTTTTAAAGTTAATCGAGCTCCTGTCATAACAAAAGAAGCAAACCGTGAAGTTGTTTTACTAGATTTGGTTAACAAAAAAGAAAAACAGAATGATGATACTGCGATATTTGATAAATATCGAGGAAAAATTAGTGATACTGTCAAAAAAATATTAAAAGAAAAATTAGAATTATCTAATGATAAAGTAGAGGTTGATGATACACAAAATAATTATAATTTTGTGGGTAGAGGTAGAGGTGCTTTAAATATTGTACGAGATTTGTGTAAAAGGTCAGTTCCTGTAAATGGTGATGCTGGTTACTTTTTCTATCAAACAAAAAGTAAATTCAAGTATAAAGCAATTGATGAATTAATTAAACAAGATCCATTTGAAGAACCTTATGTTTATACAGGTGCTTTGAGATCAGATATGGAAACAAAAACTGATAGTAATGATTTTAAAATAATGATGGAACCTCAATTTTTAAAAGATAATGATATAACAAAGGCATTAAAATCAGGCACATATCGTAGTCGTAATGTATTTTTTAATCCATACACATTTGAACATCAAGAGATTACTTATGATATCACAAAAGATGGTGTAAAAGAAACACTTGGCAAACCTCCTAAATTCGCAGAGGATGTTAAAGGTTTTACAAAAACAAATCATCATATTTTAGATATAGGTAGTCTTGATGATGAACCATCAGTTGAGGTAAATAATGATCCTCGTGAATGGCAAGCCAAATCTGTTATGAGATATAATCTCTTACATACTCAAATGATGAGAATACAAGTGCCATGTAATGTTGAGTTAGAGGCTGGAGGAATAATTGAGGTTGAGTTGGAATCACCAAGTGATCCAAAAGACCCTGATAAATTTGATGAAACTCAAAGTGGTAAATATATAATTTTACATCTATGTCATCATTTTGATAGTGATAGGTCGATCACATCATTGACATTAGTAAGAGATACATACGGTAGACGCAGGTAATTATGACAGACGATATAACACAACCAAGTTTTTTTAAGGGTGGTGCACAATTTTGGATAGGACAGGTCGTATCTACTAAAGCACAAAAACTTCAAATTGCTGGACATAATAAAGCATGGGGATGGAGATATAAAGTTCGCATCTTTGGTGATACATCAGAGGCAGATAATATTCAAGATAAAGATGTGCATAGTGCACTAGTCATGTATGGTGTCACGGATGGAACAGGATTTGGTGGTCGGGCAAAAACATGTAAGATAACTCAAAGGGATATTGTATTTGGTGTTTTCATGGCTCCTGATCAAAACTTTCCTGTGATTATGGGATTGCTTGCACCCACAGGCGGTAAGAAAAAACTTGAAGGAAAGTATGGAAATAAAGGTGATGGATATACAAAAGATTTGAAAAAAAATTCTCAAGTGGATAGCAGTGGCACAAATGATCAAGGTGGAACTAATACTGCTAAAGTCAATGCTGACGAGGAGAACAACACTGGAAGTGGAAAGGGTAAAGAAGTTAATGAAGAAAAGATAAAACAACAACTAGGAGTTGATGTTAATTCGCAAGAGGTAAATGCTAAACCTGATCCAAAAGGTTTAAAACAATTTGATTTTACCGGATTCAATCAGGATGATATTAAGGGAATGGTTCAAGAAACTGAAAACTTTACAAATAATATGAAGGATGATGTGATTAAATTGGGTGATAAACTCAAAGAAGAAGCACCATTCGATGAATTAAAAAATACTGCTGAGAGACTTACACCTGAACTCAAGAATATTGCAGAGAGTTTTGGTGCTGATGTCGCAGGTGGTTTTGAATTTTTCTAATAAATAAAGTATAGGAGGGTATTTTTAATATGACTAATTCTGGCGGTTTTTCTGATTATTCAGATGAATTCTTAGAAGAGGATAGAAAATTTCAAGCACTAGAAAAAAGATTAGTATCTGAAGCAACTGTTCTGGAAGGAGCTGTATATAATCATTATAATGAAGATGGTAGTTTTGCGGGATTTTCTAAAGGTGAACCATTAGAGAGCACTTTAGCAGAGAGAAGAGCTGCTAGGAGAGCCCTTAGAGTAAGTGGTAGCGAAAGATTTGCTGAAGAGACTTTTAAATCACCTCCACCAAAAAATTTGTCTGGTGATCAGATAAGTTTTTTCACTACATTAATACAAGATAATCCTACAGGATATGGGGAGGAGATAAGTTTACTAAAAAATACCTATCCTACCGAATTTGGAAATGTAAATCCATTTAGTTCATCACAAATAAATGGATTCTCAGAAAGTGGATTCGATAATTATTTAAAAAGATCAAACAGTTATGATAGAGCCGCTGCAGAGAAATTAGATAGTGTATCTGATACATCAGGCACTTGTATTATACTTCCGGATGGTGAGTCTGATAAGTTCTTCGAGAAGGTCGAGGCGAGAACTAATAACTTTTTTGATAAGGCAAGTAAAGTCAATGACTTCACCACTAATCTGCCGAATGAAATTACAAAACTAACAGACTCCATTGGAGGTGCTTCCTCAACTTTCGTTGGAAGAATCTCTAATGCTCTACAAGATAGTTTGGTAGATTTTATTGATGGTGGTATGTCAAAACTATCAAGTCAAATCTTTAGTAGTCTTCCCGGAGCTGATGCACTGGGTAAGGTTAAATCATTCCAAAATAGTTTGATCGGCCCTGTCAGCAAACTCTTCAGTGGAATGGAATGTCTTACATCAAAGGTGACTGAAGCATTGAAAGGTGTTATAAGTGACATGCTTACGGGCATGACAAAAAATTTAATTAATGTACCAACATGTGCGATACAACAATTTATTGGTGCATTGACAAATAAAATTGGTGATGCTATATCAGATGCGGTGACACCTGCATTAGAACCAATATTAAGCATACTCGCTCCAATAGGTGCTAATTTTGATGTAAAAAGTGCAGTTTTAGGTGGTATTGATTTCATGCAAAAGGCAGGTGATCTTTTTAAATGTGCTCCTCCAAAAAAACAAACATCCTCTGGTAAATATTGTATTGATGAGGGTTTAAAGAAGGACAAGACACAAAAAGAGAGTCAAAATCTTTTATCTCAATCACTTAATGCAGCATCATCAGCGAGTTCAGGAATTGAAAAAATTAAACAAGGTTTAGATTCTGGAGTTCCGCAACAAATTTCTAAGTTTGAAGAGGAGTATGGTCAATGGTCAATTTTTGGATCAAAGGTTAATGAAGCAACAGATCAAGGTATTGGAGGAGGTAATTGTTACACAGGAAATAACTTTAGTTGTGGCCCTACAACAGTTGATTTTTTTGGTGGAACAGGAGAGGGAGCATCAGGTGAGGTGATATTAGGAAATTTCATCACTAAATTTGATAAGGATGATTTATTTGGAACACTCACTAAAA